TTACAAGGCTACTCCGTAAGCCTACCCCCAATGACAGTTTTGCTACTTGGAGAACTTGGGCAATAGTCAATTGGGTATTGGGCACTGGCAATAGAGCATCTACAATCTGTGAAATACACCTCAGTGACATAGACTACACTGCAAGAGAAATATCTCTCAGGCACACCAAGAATAAGCGTACTCAAATTATCCCCCTCTCAACTACATTGGAATCTGCACTCAAAGAATACATAAGAATGTGGAGAGCAGATGCAACAGAAGATGAATATTTATTCCCTAATATATGCAATAATATGCTTTCTACAAGTGCATTAAGGCAATCTTTCTCTGACTATTGTGCATCAAGAGAGGTTGCAAGGACTAATATTCACGGTCTTAGACACAACTTTGCAAAAGGTTGGTTAAGGAATGGGGGCAATATGTTCATACTCCAAAGGATACTTGGGCACAGTACATTGGAGATGACAAGAAAGTATGTTCGGTTGTTCGTAGAGGATATGAAAGAGGGCTATGATGAATATAGCCCACTGGATACTATCTGTAAGGGTAAGAGCAGATTGAGTAGGTTTCACAAGAAATAAGTCAAGGGAGGTGTTACGGCACCTCTCTTTTTTCTTTATTTCAGTTATCTGAAAATCAGTTATCTGAAATTCAGTTATCTGAAAATCAGAAAAAGTGTTATCTGAAATTCAGAAAAAGTGTTATCTGAAAATCAGCAAACAAATATTAAGTTATAAATACTAAGTTATATATATTAGGTCCTTTATCTAAAGATAAAGGTTGGTTACCCAACCGATATCGGTTTTAGAAACCTCAAACTCTATTTCTTCTGTAATCCCCCAATACCCTCTTTTTGTAATCCTATAAAGGATAAAGAACCCCCTCCCCCCTTGGCACTGCACCGAGCCACCATATTATAGTTATATATATTACTAATTATTATAGAGAGTACAGACACCCCTCTAAAACCTCACCAGATTGATTTTAAGGCTTATACCCTACCAATTATACCCCCAAGAACTAAAAGGTCACCAGAGGGCAAAATAAAGGCTCTGGTGAGGTGTGCTCTTTTTAAGTGTTGTTCACAAAATGTTTACAAATTATTTTTTCACTGGTTGAAAAAAATGTGATTTTTTTGTGATGCAAACGTTGTATATATTATTGAGGGCAAAATACAACCCCCTCAAGATATAACTTCCAAAGGGGAGTCACACACCACTCCCCAAAAATAACTAAATGAATAAATAAACACAGGAGTAAGAAAATGGAAAGAAAGACAATTATGCAAAAGATGGATGAACTCGGATACACCGATGTTGGAGAGTATGAGAGATACTTAGAGGAACAAGCCACAATGAAGTACACAGAGAGATGGATGCCTGTCCTTGGCTATGAGGACTTATATGAGGTATCAGACTATGGCAGAGTAAGAAATGCAGAGGGCAAGATACTCAAGCCCCAACCCTATGGTGGGCAGAGAGAATACAGAGCAGTTGGATTGTCAAGACATAGCAAGCAGAAGACCACTGGTATCCACAGACTTGTAGCAGAGTGCTTTGTAGGACTACCCACTACCCTCAACCCCGATGGAACTCCTATGCTCACCTCACCTGAGATTAACCACATAGACGGTGACCCAGCAAACAACTATTACACTAACCTTGAATGGTGTGACAGATACTACAACAATGCTCACAGAGTAGGCAGTGATGCTTGGAACTACACCAAGAAGACCAAGAGCACTGGCCGTAAGCAGACTACTCACTCCACCAAGTACTACATAAACAAGATAGCCTACATCAACAGGAAGATTGCAGAATTGAAACACGAGAATGAACTATTGAGAGAGGGGAAGTCACCAGACAGTATGATGCACACCCACTCTGCCGATTATCTACATAAGAAGTTATTAAAGAACCTTGAAAGAGTAAAGGAACTTGACAAGCAGTTAGCAGAGATGGAGAAAGCACTCTCCAAGGCATTAGCAGAGCAGAATAGCCCTATCCCCAAGTTACCTACTGGCAATGTAGGAAAGCCCATTATCACAGTGATTGATGGTGTAGAGCAAGAGTGGGATTGTGTTGTGGATTTTGCCAATGCAGTGGGAGTGACTAAGGCAACAGTATATCAATGTCTTAGTGGAAGAAGCAAGACTGTCAAGGGACATACAGTTTCTTGGAAAGAGTGACGATTTTGTGACAACTTTGTTGTATTAATATAATAGCCACGATAATTCTCTATAAATCATTTGTTAGAAAGAAAAAGGGTCTCTCTACGGTTCAGGGAGACCCCTGTTGAAAAAGTAGAAAGGGATAAAAGGAAATGAAAATTTATTACTGCAAAAGAATGAGAATGTTGGAGTACCTAATGAAGTGTGGTTTTACTCCAATGATGACACTGCCTGATATTCACAACCCCAAGTATGTGGTATGGGCATTTGAATGGAATGAAGAGTTCGACAAGGCAATGAATGAGTACTTTGAGAACCACTTGATGAAAACAAACTAATAAAATTTGAGTAAAGGAATTAAGCAATGAGAATTACATTAAATGACGGAAAGAAAGACTACACTATTATGGTATCGAACAATCAGAAGATTATACAGATAAACAGAGTACACACTGGGATTAATTTCAGTGCTAATGCCAAGGCAAGAAAAGAACTTACTGCCAATGCTTACTTGATATATATGCACTTACTCTGCAGAGATGAAAACAGAATATGGGCAGTATCCAGTGCAGAGATATTTGAGAACACATCTCTCACACACAACACCTATTACAATGCTTGGAATGAGTTAGTAGAGAAAGGCTACATTTACAGTGGCACTCTCAACCTCAAAGACAAAGACCTCCCCCTATATATTCTTAATGAATCCCCTGAAAGACCTGAAACAATCCAAGTTACTTCTCTCTTTGGAATGAAGGAAGTAGCGGAGGAAGAGCCTCCTAAACCTACCAAGGGAAAGGTAAGCAGAAAAGACCAACTCCTTGAGTATGTCAATAGTATGCAATTCACAGAGGAAACCAAGGAAGTACTCAGAAAGTGGATATTTGCAGTAGGACTTAACAAGGGAGTAACAGTAGACCAACTCAAAGATATGCTTGGTACACTGTGGAAAGCAGCCAACAAGAATGAGGACACTACAAGGGATGCAATCAATCAGTCCTACCTCAATCAGTGGTTTGGCTTCTATGTTAAGAACAACAACAAGACCACCAACTACACTATCCCCAAGACTGAAACAACTACCAGAATAGAAACTCCCACACCTATGGTAATCAGTGATGATGATTATGCCTGTGGTAGAGTTTTCTAATCTGTTCATATATATTAATTCATAGTAATATAAAGGAGAAATAGTATGACTGGAATTGTAATTACATCAATCATTTGTGGCACATTGATTGTGCTCTGCCTAATAGGTGCTTGGAGCAACAAACAGAAGAAATAAGGTGATATAAATGGGAAGAGCAGGACGCCAACCCTTAAACAATAAACACCTCCGATGCATAGAACTAATGGTATACAGTGAAATGCTAAAAGGTGAGATTGCAGAAGACTTAGGAGTAAGACCTGAGACTATAACTGCTTGGCAAAAGAGAGAAGATTTCCAAGAGGCATTGAGAGTAGAAATGAACAGAGGTTTTAGTTCAATGGCTGTCAAGGCAAGAAGGAAGTTAGAGCAGTTAATAGACAGTAGCAATCCACAGGTAGCACTCGCGGCATCGAGAGAGGTACTGAATAAAGCAGGATACCAAGAGACACAGAAAATAGAACAAACAGTGAGAGACATCACACTGGAGATTATAGATTGATAAATCTTAAATTGAGTAAGACTTTGTTTGTACCCAAGTTCTACCCATTACTGAACGATTATTCAAGTCGTTTTGAGGTATATATGGGTAGTGCCGGTAGTGCAAAGTCTTATTTCATTACACAGAAGTTAATATGTCGTGCTTGTAAGGAACAGATAAGAATACTGGTGTGCAGAAGATATGGAACTACTATCAGAAACACTTGTTTTGCCTTATTCAAGAGCATCCTTAAAAAGTGGAAACTCTACCCTGACTATGTACAGATAAGAGAAACCGACTTCCACATTCAATTCCCCAATGGTAGTGAGATTATATTCACAGGATTGGATGAAGAAACAAAACTCCTTTCCCTACACGATGTCAGTTGTGTATTTGTAGAGGAAGCATTTGAAGTACCAAGAGACATAGTAGAGCAGTTGAACCTTCGTATGAGAGGTGGCACTGCAAACAAGCAGATTATATTAGCATTCAACCCTATTAACAAAAACCACTGGCTCTATAAATTCTGTGAGATAGAACCACCTGCAAGTTTCAGATATATACATTCAACATATAAAGACAACCCATTCCTTGATGAAGAGAACTACAATGCTCTTGAAGAAATGAAGATAAGAAACCCTGCCAAGTACAGAGTATATGGAGAGGGTAAGTGGGGTACAGACCCTGAGGGCTTGGTAATACAGAATTGGAGAGAAGAAGAGTTTGACCCAATGGAGTTAGCCAAGACTATGGAACACAGAGCAGGAATGGACTTGGGTTGGATAGATAAATCAGCAATCATAGATACCCTCTATGACAGAGATAACAACACAATATATGTGTTCAATGAGTTCTACAAGTCAGGGCAACAGTTGTCCGACTTAGCAAATGCAATAATTGATATGGGATTAAAGAAATCTAAAATAAGAGTGGACTCAGCCGAACCGAGAACAATTCAGTATTTTAGAACACAAGGAATTAATGCAGAGGGAGCAACCAAAGGCACAGACAGTGTCAAGGCAGGCTTGATGTTCCTGCAGGACACACTAATTATAGTCCACCCTAAGTGTATCAACTTCAAGACAGAGTTGGAGAACTTCTCTTACATAAAGAGCAAGCAAACAGGGGAATGGACAGAGGATACCACACACGAATGGTCACACGCCATTGATGCTTGTAGGTATGCCTATTCTGATGTCTATATGCAGAAGAAACTAAAGACTATGAGCAAAACAAGTTTAAGTATATGAGGAGGACAAGAATGTTCCAGTTACTCGATGGAAGAACAGAGTTGTATCAATGGGATATTAACCGTAAGGTGTCTGTGTCTGACCCTACTGTGAGTGAAGTTCATTTCTGCAATAAGACAGACAGTTGCTCACTGGTGGTAACAGTAAAGAGTGGGGTAGCAAATATCCCTAATATCCTATTACAGACAGACTTCCCTATCAGAGTATATGCCTACTGTGGAGAGGGATATACCAAGGTAGAGAAAGTATTCAAGGTACATAGTAGAACTAAACCAAGTGACTATGTATACACAGAGACAGAAGTAAAGAACTATAATGCACTGGTTAAGAGAATAGACGATATTGAGAAGAATGGTGTGTCCGATGCAAGAATAGAGGATGCAGTAGTAGACTACCTTGAAGCCAATCCCCCAGAGGTTAACCTTGATGACTATGCAACTGTGGATTATGTAGACAGAGCAGTGTCCAATGTAGAGGTAGACTTAACTGGGTATGCTACCGAGGGCTATGTAGAGAGAGCAGTATCTAATGTAAAGGTAGACCTTACAGGCTATGCAACAGAGAGATATGTAGACACTGCCATTACAAATGCACAATTAGGTGGAGATATAGACCTCTCTGATTATGCAACCAAAGAGTATGTTGATGAAGCCATTGAGAACATAGAGATAGAGGACATTGACCTCACCAACTATGCAACAAAGAAATATGTTGATGATGCAGTCAAGGATGTAGAGGTAGACCTCACTGGTGTTGCTACTGAGAAGTATGTTGATGATGCCATCAAGAATGTGAAAGTAGATACCACAGGCTTGGCAACAGAGAATTGGGTTAAGAACCAAGGATACATTAACAGTGTACCTTCAGAGTATGTGACCGAGAGTGAACTTGTTGCAAAGGGATATGCAACCAACTCCTCTCTATCTGCCTATGCAAAGAAATCAGAGATACCGACTGTACCCACTAAGGTGTCACAGTTAGAGAATGACAAGGGGTATCTCACAGAGCATATTGACATTAGTGGTAAGTCTGATAAAGGACATACACACGCATACTCCACATTGACAGGAAAGCCTGACCTGAGTGTATATGCAGAGAAGACCACACTTGATGATTATGTAACAGAGCAACACTTCACCGATGTGGTAAAGAGCCTTGAGGGTGATGCAGTAAATGCTTTCTATATCAACCTTTGCGAGGCATCGGAAAGTGGCTCTGCCGAAAAGCAAAAGGCTATTGATTGCATTGAGGCATACAAGAGTGGAAAGACACCCCCTATCTATTTGAGCACCACATCTGGCTATGACAGGGAGTGGGTTCCTGCAGAGCTCTACGCGATGTCTACTACACTGTATCAGATTACTGCTCATACATTCACACCAGACTCTTATGATGACACCTTATGCTACCTACACGAGTATAAGCTTACACTTACAGACAGAGGTACTTATTGGGATATTAGCTTCAATGTTGAAGCCCTTGAAGTAGCAGGCAAGGATTATGTAGACAGAGTAGCAGGCACTGGTGGTGGAGGTGGTGGAAGTGCAGACCTATCCAACTACTACACCAAGGAAGAGGTAGACAATGCTATTGCAGGTGTTGCTTGTAATACCTATTGTTTCAACCCTAATGACTTTGAAATGGCGAGAGAGGGTTCACCCCTTAATGAGCACTTGACAGAGTTTGCAAATAAACTTGCCAATGGTGAGCCTGTAAGCCTGATTATATATAACACAAACAATGAAAGATGGTTACCTGCCGAGTTCGCAATGAACACAGGAAAGACAGGCATCTACATTCAAAGAATGGTGTCCCCCACTGATATTAATCAACTGATTGTGTCACAGAGATATGAGTTCTTCTTTGACCATACTGATGGTAAGTGGTATGTAGCCCCTGACTATTCAAGCAACCATCAGTACCACTTAATAGATAAATCATATGTGGACAACCTATTTTCTAACATAGCACTTGCAGAGGGAGGTAGTTACTAATGGCAAAGATATTTATTGAGGAAACTACCCTCACCTCTATTGGTGATGCTATTAGAGAGAAAGAGGGTACAACTGACCTAATCCCTGTTACTGAAATGAGTGCAAGGATTAGTGCCATCTCTGGTGGGGGTGGTGGTGATGCCCCTACTAATGAGGAACTGACTATCACAGGGTCTTGTCACTATATGTTCTCAGGCACTGGTTGGGTTTGGTATCTTAACAAGTATGGTAATAAGATTACCACAAGTGGCATTACTGATATGTCACATATGTTCAAGAACTCTACCATATCAGAGGTACCTTTTGACATAAATATCAATGACTGTGCAGGTTTCACCAATGCTATTGCATATATGCCTAACCTTAGTGTGTGCCCAAAGATAAGGGGGAAAATCAAGTGGGTAACTAACACCGCATTCACTGATATGTTTGTCAATAGCACCAAGGTGACATCCTTTGAGGATTTGTTCACACCTGAAATGATTGAGGGGTTCTCAACTGTCAAGGTCACTGGTGCTTACTCTTCACCGCAGATACCCGCAATCAAGAACTGCCCTGCATTGAGAACTGTACCATCTTGGTGGTTAAAGTTTAAGTTGAATGAGAGTTCTACTTCTTATCCTAACTACTCATACACACCATACTATTATGCTTTCAACAGTTGCACTTCTTTGGATGAGATTGTTGGAATTCCTGTATGGAAGTGCACTGCGGCGATGACATCCAATTCATTCAGTAACAGTTACAGTAGCTGTGGAAGAGCACAGAGATTTACCTTTGAAACTAATGCAGACGGAACTCCCATTGTGACAGAGTGGAAATCACAGACTATCAACCTTGTTGATTATTTTGGTTATGTACAAACTTATGCAATAGCTAATGTGGGATATGGAGGTATCACTCCTGATAAAGAGGTCAAGGATGATGCAACCTACCAAGCATTGAAGAATGACCCCGACTGGTTCACCACTAACCCTGCTTATTGCAGATACAACCACGATAGTGCAGTAGAGACTATCAATAGCCTACCAGACACAAGTGCATACCTTGCAACTGCCGGTGGTACAAACACAATCAAGTTCAAGGGTGATGCAGGCAGTTTAACAGATGGTGGGGCAATCAATACCTTGACAGAAGAAGAGATAGCAGTAGCAACCTCAAAGGGTTGGACAGTCACAATATCATAAGGAGGAATATATGAAATCAACAAACTTTAACCTTATCAGATATGATGCAGATGAAGGAATGGTTTTTGACTGGAAAGAGCCAAGATACATTTATGAGCCCATTGACCTTGAACACCCTGAGTTAGGTGAGAAGGTAGTAGGACAGGAACACCTCTATGCAACCACATTATTCATTGGTGCTAATGACACCATAGATAACTATATAGAAGTAGAGAAACCCAAGGAGGACTAAATGTTTTACCTTAACAGAGAAACTCCATTAACAGCTGACTTACTATTCAAGATGATTAGTAAATTCAGACTTGACACACAAGTAAGATTACAGAGATACAAGGACTACTATGATGGCAACCACGATATTCTGACTAAGAAATATAGTGACGACACCAAGCCTTGTAACAAGACTATTATTAACTACTGTAAGAACATTACAGATAACTACAATGGCTATATTGCCACCCCAGGTTTTATCTCCTATTCAAGTGAGCAAGATATTGAGGATATTATGGATATTCTCAGGTACAACGATTACCAAGCAGAAGATTCTGCATTCCTCAAAGATGCTCTTATTTATGGTAAAGCCTGTGAACTTATGTACATAGATAATCAGAGCAAGACAAGGTTCAAACTCATTGACCCTCTCAACAGTTTTGGTGTATATGATGATTCCCTCTCTGGTGACCTTATGTACTTTGTAAGAATGTATCCTGTTGATGAATGGGATAACAATGACAAGTGGGCAGTTGATGTGTATACAGACACAGAGGTAAGACACTACACAACCGTAGGAGAGCAAGGTTTCCTTACTTCCACTGGTGTAGAGCCCCATTACTTCTCACAGTGCCCTGCAAACATATTCTACCTACCAGATGAGAAGTCTATCTTTGATTGTGTACTTTCTGCACAGGACAGTTTCAACTCCCTATTAAGTGCAGAGATTGATGACTATTCAGAGTTCTGTGATGCCTACCTCACATTAGAGGGAGTGGATGCAGACAGTGACGATGTCCAGTCACTCAAAAAGGACAGAGTGCTATTACTCCCTGTGGGTGCAAAGGCTACTTGGTTAACCAAGCAAGGCAACGATACCCAAGTAGAGAATATGCTCAAGAGAATACACGACAGTATCTACCGTATTGCACAGTGCCCTGATTTCAGTTCAGAGACCTTTGTAGGTGGAGTGTCAAGTGGTATTGCCCTTCAGTACAGACTTACTGGTATGGAGAACAGAGCAGGCACTATTGAGGGTGAAATGAAGAAAGCCTTACAGAGAAGAATTGAGATTATCTGTGGCATAGCAACCCTCAAACTTGGTGAGGAAGTATTCAGAGATATTAGCATTGAGTTTAAGAGAAATATTCCTGCAGACGAACAGGCACTTATCAATATGGTAACTACCTTAAAGGGCACTATCAGTGATAAGACACTGTTGAGCCTACTTCCATTCATTCCTGATATTAATGCAGAGTTGGAAGCATTAGAGGAACAGAAAGCCAACAATATGGCTATGTATGGTTTCCCTCTCCCTGCAGGGGATACAGAAGATGAAGAAGTCGAGGAAGACACAGAGGTTGAATAATGGCTAAGAACTATTGGGCAGACAGAATAGCAAGGCAACAGGCTCGAATGTTTGATAAGAACAGAATAGAGATAGACCGACAAATGAGGAAGTACTACCAGAGGCTATCTGCTCAGGTTATAGACGACTTTGAAGCAACCTATGACAGAATACTTGCAACACTTGCAGAGGGGCAGAAACCAACTCCTGCAGACCTCTACAAGTTGGACAAGTACTGGTCTATGCAAGGACAGTTGGACAAGAGGCTAAACAAGTTGGGCAATCAACAAATAGCCTCCCTCTCCAAAGGGTTCAGAAGTCAGTTCTATGATGTCTACAACTCCATTAGTATTAAAGGACTTGAAGCATTTAGCACCATTGATGATAATGCCATAATGCAAGTGATAAACAACATATGGTGTGCAGATGGTAAGGCTTGGTCACAGAGAATATGGGAGAATGTAGGACTGCTCAAAGAAACCCTTAATGAGGGGTTAATTCACTGTGTAGCCACTGGCAAGAAAACCTCTGACTTAAAGAAACTATTGCAAGAGAGATTCAATGTGTCCTATTCCAGAGCAGATGCATTGGTGAGAACTGAATTAGCACATATTCAGACACAAGCAGCACAACAGAGATACAGAGATTATGGATTAGAGGAAATGGAAGTATTGGTTGACCCAGACGAGAGAACCTGTGAGGTGTGTGGGAAGTTACACGGAAAGAGGTATGGCATAAACGATAAGATGCCCATTCCTGCACACCCAAGATGCAGGTGTTGTATGATACCAGTTGTTAAAATACCACCTAAAACCTAATTCATTTCTTGTATTAATATATTGAGGTCTTTTTGACAGGGGCAGACCATAAAGAACAACTGATTATATTAAGAGGGGTAGGCAATAGGTCTACAACTCATAGGAGAGAACAAATGGATATTAACGAGACAAACAGTACTGTAGAAACCGTAGAAACCCAGGAGAATGACACTCCAAAGACCTACACTCAGGAAGAGGTATTGGCCCTCATTCAGAGTGAAACCGACAAGAGAGTATCACAGGCTCTCAAAACACAACAGAAGAAGTTTGACAAGCAGTTATCTTTGTCAAAACTCGATGATAACGAACGTGCTATTGCAGAGAAAGACGACAAGATTGCGGAACTACAAGAGTTACTTGCACAGAGAGATATAGAGCACAACAGAAGTGAGTTGAAATCTGTATTATCTGCACGAGGCTTATCGGCAGAGTTTGCAGACATTATCATTATCAGTGATGATATTGAAACCTCTCAGGCTAACATAGATAAACTTGACAAACTATTCAAGAATGCTGTGAAAGCAGAAGTTGAGAAAAGGATTGCAGGCAATGCACCCAGAGGGAATGGTGGAGGCACTTCAACAGAAGTTACTCCTGAGCAGTTCAGAAAGATGACCTTATCCCAACAGGCAAACATTGCAACCACTAATCCTGAACTCTATAAAAAATTAACTAACAGATAAGGAGTCATTAGATTATGGCACATACACTTTATACTAACCAAGTCATTGAGAACAAGATGACCGACTTGGTAAACACCAACCTTGAGGTAAATTCCCTCTTCACTATTGATAACAGTCTTGCAGAGAGTGCAGGCTTGAAGAAAGTAATCAACAAGTATGTATACTCTGGTGCAGTTGAGAAACTTGCAAAGGGTGCAAAGAACACCACTAAGGGTGCAGTTACTTTCACTCCCTCTGAGTACACTGTTGAGAGATATCAGCAGACCTTTGAGTACAATGATATGGATGTTATGCAGGACCCCTACATCCTTGATGTTGCTACCACTGGTGCATCCACTCTTATGACCAATGACATTAAGGCTCAGTACTTCGCTGAACTTGCTAAGATTGATAACGAGTATCCCTATGAGGCATTCAATTATGATGCATTTGTTGATGCTCTTGCTACTCTTGACAGAGAAGTAGAAGCAGACCTCTTCATCATTATGGGCAATGACGGTAGACAGGCTATCCGTAAGGATGCAGACTACAAGGCAAGCAGACAGGGTGAGATTCTCTACACTGGTCAGTTTGGTACTATCAATGGTCTTCCTTGCTTGTTCTCTAAACTCGTTCCTGCAGGTGTAGCATACATCACTGCAAAAGACCAGGTTAAGCTCTTCGTTAAGAAGGATGGTTCTGTTGAGCAGGATAGAGACATTGAAACCAAGGACAACACTGTTGTTTATGAGAGACACGGTGTAATGGCTCTTGTAGACGAGACCAAGTCCATTAAGCTTGTTGCTAAGGCGTAATTCCACTACATATAAGAGGGGGAACTAAACCACCCCCTCACACATAAAGAGAGGTTACTATGGTTAATGATATTAAGACAATGCTTGGAGATACTGCTGGTAATTTCTCTGATGATTTGATTTCCCTTTTCTATAAGCAGTCCTTGGCAGAAGTTGAGGATTATTGCAGGAGAGAGGCTGATACAACACTGGAAATGGTAGCAGACAGAATTGCAGTATTGAAGTTAAACAGACTGCATAGTGAGGGTCTTGCAAGCCAAGGTTTCAGTGGAGTATCTGAATCATACTTAGATGGATACCCAGCAGACATTCAAGCAATATTAGACAGAAAACGAAAAATTAAAATCCTATAAGGAGGTGCAGTATGATTACAACAGACCTTCGTGAGTATGATTACTACCTCTATGACACAGATAATTCCTATGGTCAGAGGGTTTTGATTAAGGATGCAGAAGGCAACCCAATTAAACAAGGCACAGTCAAATTAGCAGTATACACTACCACTCAATCAGTACAGGATAACATCAACTACCAGAGTGCTCAATTTCTTGCTCTGACACACGATAAGGACATCAATGATACCTATGCCATTCAGTATGGAGAAAGTATCTTAAAGGTGCTCTATGTGAGTTACAGAGGGAGATACAAGCAGGTATTCCTAAATGAGTGCTGAGATTAAGATGGAGGGCTTGGACAAGATACTCAAAGGGCTTGAAAAGATAAGCAGTCCAGAGAATATTGACCAAGCATTAGGACAGTGTTGTGCACTGGTAGAGAGAACTGCTAAACAGAAAGCACCGAAGGACATTGGAGAACTTAGACGGTCTATCACCTCAAAGGTAGAGGACTTGAAAGGCATTGTCTTCACTCCTCTTGAATATGCCCCATATGTAGAGTATGGCACAGGCTTATTTGCAGAGGATGGGGGCAGACAAGATGTTCCTTGGCACTACCAAGATGACGAGGGTGAGTGGCACACCACCAGTGGACAAAAGCCACAACCCTTTATGAGACCTGCCTTGGAAGAGAACAGAGAAAACATTATTTCAATATTAAAGGGGGAGTTAACTAAATGATAAACTATCATAGCATTTTAGTTACTGCTTTAAGCACTATACTCCCTACACACTATGAGTTGGTACTGACAAGAGGTACCAAAACCCCTTGCATAAGTTATATGGAACTGAATAACATAGCCACCGACACAGGTGACACAGTAGGTTATAGCAGGATTACATATCAGGTTAAGGTGTGGGGGACAGACATTTCTGAACTGCAAAAGTATGCACAGTTAATCGACAATGTGTTGAGACCACTGGGGTGGAGAAGAACTGGTAGCAATGAGTTGCACGACAGAAATTCTACAATGATACAGAAGATACTACAATACGAAGCATTAGGCTTTGAAAATTTCTAAATTTGGAGGACTGACAAATGGATGCAGTTATTTCTAAGGGTATTAAATTGTCCTATAAGAACGGTGAGGCAGAGTTCGTAGAACTTACTAACCTCTACGAAATTCCTGAACTCGGTGGTGATGTAGACAAGATTGAGATTACCACTCTTGCAGACGGTGCACACAGATATACTAATGGTATCAAGAACTATGGTGACAGTGTTGCCTTCAAGTTCTACTATGAGAAGACCCAGTTCACTACACTTGCAGGTTTGGATGCAGACTGTGATTGGAAGGTAGAACTTCCTGATGCCACTGCTTATACTTTCAGTGGTGTACCCTCTGTAAAACTTGATGGTGTTGGTGTCAATGCGGCACTCA